ATCATTGCAGGAGCACTACGTCTAATCATTGAAATTAAAATTGGATCATATCCAACACGACCTGTACCATCAGCTGCAGAACCACCGAAACCGGCTACTCCAGCTGTTGTACTAGCTGTATTTGTTGTTGGGGCGGCTTCTGATAAAAGACCCGTACCACTCTGTTCTACCATCCGCTGTTCAGCAATTGCTTGCTCTTGGTTTTCCAAAAGGATAGCAGTTACCTTTTTACGATAACTATCTCCGATTTCTGGTAAAGATGGATGGTCAAGAACAGGCTTCCACTTTTCGACTAATTGTTGTGAAAATTCCATTATTCTTTTCCTCTCTTTTTAGTTTATACCTTTATTTATATTTCTAACTTACTTCATTGAGCGACTTAACACATTAGCATAAATCGACATTGATTCTGACAAATCTTGGACTGTATCGGAAGTTTCTTCAACATCTTCGTGAGTTGACGTTGGATTTCCACCAAAATAGCTTTCCTTGATTACAGAAACTTTTTCTTTGTAGTCGTCTACATCGCCAGTAAAATCAACGGCTTCAGACAATTCTTTTAATTTTTCAACTTCAGTTTCTACCAAGTCAAAAGTCATTTCATTAACAACTTCCACCTTAGTTTTATCGTCTAGTTGACTTTTCAAAGAAATATTTTCGTTTAGTTGATTGTTTAAACGTTGTTCTAAATCTTCGATCTTAGCGGCAAATTCTTCGACAACATCAACTTTCTGTTCTGGAACTTCAATGTAATGTAAGTCGAATAATTCTTTCATGCCTTTAAGTAGGTTTTCAGACAAATCGGATTTGATACCATTGGTAACGGCCAATTCGTTTAATGATAACCACTCTTCAGCAATATGATTTAGATAGCTATCTACCTGATCGGTAACTTCACTGATTACTTCTTCAGTACACTCTATTAGAGTATCTTCAAAAGCTTCTTCTAGTTGTTCTGACCGTTTTTCGATTTCTCGATTAACAGCAGCTTCAAAGATAGTAGAGGCTTTGGTTTTAAATTCTTCTGATAATTCAGAATCACCAACTAAAGCATCTATATCATCAGAAGGATCGTAATGTTTTTTCAAAATCATTTTTCTGACTTTGATTGCACCACTCTTTACCTTCTTACGATACTTAGCGGCCTTTTTAGCTAATTTAGCTTTGTTTTTCTTATAATATTTAGCTGCAGCTTTGGCCATCTTTTTAGCTTTTGAGGCACCAAACCTTTTCTTTCCAGAAATTGCTTTAATTTTCTTAGCTTCAGGTAAATCATCAGGGTTATCGAAATCTTCTTCTGTTAATTCACTAAATGTTATAATATCTTCTTCAGTGAAATCTGCTTCTAACAGTTCGTCTATATAAGATTCTTCTTCTGATAATTCATCATCACATTCAGTCAATTCTTCGTCAGCTAAATCAGATGGATCATTATGTTTAACTAGAATTCTCTTAACTACTTTTCTTGCACCACTAGCTACTTTCTTACGATATTTTTTAGCTTTCTTAGCAAGTTTAGCTTTATTTTTCTTATAATACTTTGCAGCTGCCTTGGCCATAGCTTTGGCTTTTGAGGCACCAAACCTTTTCTTTCCAGAAATTACTTTCTGTACTTTTTCTAGTAACTCATCAGATTCTAACAACTCGTCAATATCTTCATCAGATGCATCTTCTGATAGAGTAGAAATATGTTCAGCAATTACTTCACTAATTTCTTCTAACAAATCAGAATCTATATCTTCAGAGATAATTTCCGAGCCTTCATCTTCAGAAGCTACCATATCTTCAAAATCTAGGTCTAAAGCTTCCATGTTTGACTCTCCTATTTTTTTAGTCTAATTCTATTTATAAGGATTAAAGTTTTGATAAAAATTGTTTAAATTCCTTCAGCATTACTTCTTCACGAATATGCTTAGGAACATCTAATTCTTTTTTTATTTTTTCTACTTCTGATTCTTTCAAAATTCCATTATCCCAAACCCACTCTCTACCTTCCATGACACCTTGAACAAATGCATTGGGTGCACTAGGATCAGCAACAATATCAGCTGCTGTAGAAAGATAAAAATCGTCTTTTACTAACTTAGTTCCATCTTTTTGTTCTTCTAAAGAACCCATACCCCTAGAGGATACACCTAACTTAGAACCATCTTTTAAAAGACCTTCTACAATTTTTCCATATGGAGTATGTGTAGTAATTTTGGCTTTCCCAACCCAATCTGTACCACTCTTTTTTAATTCAGTGATAAGGTGAGAAACACGTTCTAAATTAATTACTGGGCCTTCTGGATGACCTAATTCACCAAAAGCACGATTTTCTTTAATATAGTTTTTTCGATAACGATTAACTTCTTTCTCTAAAATTTCTTGAGGATAAACTCTACCATTTCTATTTTTAAGTTCAGATTGTAAAAATACACCTTCTAAATACAAGGATTTTTTACCTTCTGATTCTTCTAATTCAAAGAAGTCAATGTCCTCGACTACTTCTGTTATTAATTTCATCTTAGAACTCCTTAACCACTATAATCTGGTCTATTACCATAGCCGGATTCTTTTTTAAGTATTACTATAACAGAGATAGTTTCATCAGCCGCAAATCCTGTAGTAGTTATCCCTATATCACCACTCACACCAGAACCAGCATTATTAGTTATTGGAGCATCTAATCCTGCTGTATGGGATTTACCCCACGAACCATTTCCACTTAAACTAAATGCAGTAACATCTGTAGTGGCATCAAAGACAACACTAAAATATCCAGCTGAAGTTTTAGTGTTCCATGAAATTTTTTCAATGGATAATCTGGGGTCTGTTGATGCATTATCTAATGTTGATGCATCAATTAATCCAGTTACCATTGTTAAATCAGTAGTGCCAATATTAGTGATTAAGGCCATAACCCGACCACCAGTATACCCCTGATCGTATACAATACGTACATTAGCTCCGTGTGCCATCTTTTTCTACCTCTTTTTTACCGAAAATGTCTGTTGCAACTTCTTTCTTTTTAATGTCAGTAAGTGCTGATATACGTTTTTTCATTTCAGCGTCAAGTATATTACTGGCAGTAGATGCATCTTGATTTAAAATACTATTGACTATATCTCTAATATCTTTCATTATATTTTCTCCAATTCATCTGAAAAATAATCGTTAAAATCCCCATTCAATTGTTCTTTTTGTTGGGGTTGTTCAGGTGGCTGTTGAGGTGGTTGTTGGGGTTCCTCTGGTGGAGGCTCTTCCATCTGAGGGCCATGAATACCAAATTCCATTGTAGTCTGTGGACTTAGTTTTTCACCCTTAACCTCGGCTGCTATAGCTTTTTCCATTTCTCTAACTTCTTCATCAGTCATTTGTAAAACTTCTCTTTTGATGTAATCCATAGAGAAATAACGACCAGCATATTCAGAAACTTCTCTTAATAATCCTAACCTACCTAATAAAATTTCAGAATTTTTAGTTTCTCTATAATAGGAATCTTCTGCCCACTTATATTGAATCATTGGTCTAAATTTATCCCAATCTTCTATCTTTATAATACCTTTAAGAACTAATTGTGTTTTAAGTATTTGATCGAAAAAAGATGTAAACTGATTTCTAAGTCTTTGAATAAATTTAGAAAATTTTAATTCATCTCTGGTGATCTCTGCTTCTCGACCTAAAGAAAATCCTGAATCAGATTGCAAACGTGATGGCGGAACATTTAAAGCTTGATATAATTTTGTCTGGAAAAATGTTACATCTTCCATCTCACCTAAATTTTGACCGCCGGGAAGTGTAGAAATTTCGGTTCCTCTACCACCTTCTCTACGTGGAAGCCAAAAATCTTCTAACATAGCCATATGTTTTCTTTCATCTTTAATTTCACCAGTATCTGCATCATAAATTAATTTATTTCGATAACGATTCATATTATCTCTGAGATACTGTTCTGCTTTAGCTTTTGGTAAGTTACCCACATCAATATAAAAAATTCTACGTTCTGGTGCACGACTAATTCGGTAAATAACTACTGCATCCTCCATCATTCGTAATTGATTTAATGGTTTTATTGCTTTGTGTAAATGACTGATAGTAGTAGCTTTACCATGATTATACAATCCCGATAATACGTGGGCAATTGAATCCAGAGAAATTTTAACACCTTCTAATGACTGGCTAGTTGCTTGAAGTTTAGAATCATTATATACAAAATACTCTACTGTACCCTTAACAACATCTGTACCATTAGGAGCTTTCTCTTTTATTACTTCTCTGACTTTTCTAATTTTTCTTGGATCTATAAATCGTAATTCTTGGATACCTTGTTTTTTCTTTGATTCGTCTATAATCATATGATAATATAATCTTCCATCAACAAACCACTTACGAAATATTTCATATCCTTTTTTATTAAAATCAAGAATATTCATTATACTTGTAAATTCATCATGAATTTTATCTTTAATACCATCTGATGCACCCAAATCAGATAGATCTAAGTCTAATACATTTTCTTTCTCGGATGATATGACGATAGCTTCGTTGACAATATCATCAACAGCTGCATCGCATTCTGGTTGATTAGCCATATCACGATACCTATTAATTAAGTCGATCTCATTTTTAATCGACCCTTCCATATCAAGGTATTGTGCTACAGCATTACCAGTTGCAACATTTACAGCACCATCATCCGAAGCTTCTGGTGCTGTAAAAGATTTGCCCTGCTTTTTCTTTTTAGTTATTTCAAATCCAAATATTGAGGCCATAAGAACCCTTACTCTATTTGTTTTTATTTATAATCCCTGTTATATTGAGATTGTACCAAATACTGGAAGTTTAATTTCTCCACTAAAACCAAAAGCTTTTTCTTCTATGTCAACTGACTCCCAAGAACTATAAGCCCAAGTAATAGCAAAGTTTTCTACTTCATTATTGGTAGACCAATCTAATTCAATTGCTGCAATCGCAGTTGGCCAACATCCCAACATAGCATATTCTCTGATTGGATCTCCATTTTTACCATATTGGATTACCTGAGCATCCACCATATAGTTATTTGGATTTAATGCAGCTTCGGATGCAACATTACTGGTATTACCATTAATTTTATCCATCCACTTTTCCATCCAGATACGAATGGCAAAATCTTCATCGTTTAGTATTGTAGTTTCCCAATCTTCAAAAGTTCTAGTTCCGGCAATCTTATAAACTCTACCGAAATAATTAAGTTCTGTTTGTTCGATAGTTCCAGTTGGTATACTAGCAG